ACCGACAGCACGATCTACGCACTGGACTGGTGGCGCGGCCAGACGGACGCCGGGGCGTGGATCGAAAAACTGCTGGACCTCGTCCAGAAGCACAAGCCCTTCACGGTCTTCGCCGAAGGCGGGGTGATCCGCCGGGCCATTGAAGGCATCCTGGCCAAGCGCATGAACGAGCGCAAAGCCTACGCCAGCATTGAATGGATCAACTCCGTGAAGGACAAGCCCACACGGGCGCGCGCCTTCCAAGCCTTGGCGGCGAACGGGAAAGTGAGCTTTCCGAAGTCGCCATGGGCAAATGACGTTCTAGACCAGCTGGTCCGGTTTCCGGCTGGCAAGCATGACGACGCGGTTGACTGCTGCGGCCTGATCGGTCGCGCGGTTGACGAAGCGTGGCCTGCGCTCCTGAACAAGCGCCCGGCCTCGCCCCCTATCGACAGTTACGCCCGGCATCGTCCGCGAGCGCCACAAGGATCATGGAAGACCGCTTGATGGCATACGCACAGAAAGCCAAGGCCAGCGTGCAGGAGGCGGACGCCTACCTGACGGACATGAAGCGCAAGGCGCAAGTCGCGATGGACATGCTGGACGCCGCGCGTCGCCGCGCGCAGGTCTGGCAGTCCTATTACGACGGCGACCAGTGGACAGACGAAGAGCGCCGGGTTCTGGAAACCCGTGGCCAGCCTGCCTTGGTGTTCAACCACATCAAGCCCGCCGTCAACGCCATCATCGGCATTGTGGAGCGTGGCCGCACCGACCCGAAGGGCTGGGGCCGCACGCCGAAGGACCAGGACAGCGCCGAAGTCGCGACCGACGGCCTGCGCTATGTGGCTGACGTGACGCGGTTTCAGGCCAAGCGGCGCGACGCTTTGAAGGACTTCCTGATCTGGGGCATCTGCGCGGGCGTCACGGAAATGGCGGAAGGCGCGGAGATCGGCCTAAGGCGCATCCGTCCTGAAGAATTCTTCTACGACCCTTACAGCCGCGACGGCGACTTTTCCGACGCGCGCTACATGGGCATCGCGAAGTGGATGGACGAACAGGACATTCTTGACCTGTACCCGGACAAGCAGCAGGAGATCCGGCAGTCGTTCGAATTCATGACGGCCAGCGACACGTTCCGCGACCGCCCGAAGGATGGCTGGGCGTGGGCCGACAGCCGCACCCGGCGCGTCATGGTCTTCGAAATGTACAAGCGCAAGGGCGCAGACTGGTACAAGTGTGTCTTCGTCTCGGGCGGCCTTCTGGAAGAAGGGCCAAGCCCCTTCATTGACAGCAAGACCGGGCGTCCGAAGTGCCCGATCCTTGCCCAGTCGGCTTACGTTGACATGGAGAACCGCCGCTATGGCGCGGTGGCCGACATGGTCGGCCCGCAGGACGCGATCAACAAGGCGCGTTCCAAGGCCGTGCATCTTCTGAACGTGGCCAAGCTGCGGGTGGATCCCGGCACGCAGGACATCGACCAGGTGCGCCGCGAATGGGCCAAGCCCGACGGCATCATCGAAGCGCGTGAAGGGCAGATCGAAGAGCTTGGCGACCGCAACCTGGCGCCCGGTCACCTGCAACTTTTGCAGGACGCCAAGGAAGAAATGCGCCGCCAGTCGCCGACGCCCGGCATCGTCGGGCGCGGGGCAGGGCAGTCGGGGCGGGCCATCCTTGCCGAACAGCAGGCAGGCCTGACGGAACAGGCCCCGCTTCTGGCGCAGTTCGATGACTGGACCTTGCGCTGCTATCGCGCCTTCTGGGACTGCATCAAGCAGTTCTGGAACGAGCCGAAGTGGATCAGGGTCACCGACGACGAAATGGCCCCGCGCTTCGTGGGCCTGAACGTGCCGCAGCCTGTGGTGGACCCGATGACGGGACAGCCGCAGGTGGACCCCATGACGGGCCAGCCCGTGGTGCAGATGCAGAATGCCCCGGCTGAAATGGACGTCGACATCGTCATCGACAGCACCCCGGACACGGCGGTCATTCAGGAAGAGCAGTTCCAGCGCCTGACCGAACTGGTACAGGCCGGAATGCCGATCCCGCCCGACGTGCTGCTGGAAGCGTCCAGCCTGCCCAAGAAGCGCCTGCTGATCGACAAGCTTCGCCAAGCGCAGGAAGCCCAAGCCCAGCAGGCCCAAGGCGCGCCGAACCCGGCAGAACAGGCCGTGCAGGCCGAACAGGCAAAGCAGCAGATCATGCTGGAAGCCAAGCGGCAGGGCATGATGCTGGACCAGGAAGTGGAAATGCAGCGCCTGCAGCGGCAGAACGAACTGGACGACGTGAAGCACCAGCGGCAGATGCAGTTGGCGCAGATGCAGTTCGTGGCCGACCGACAGGGCCACATCAACGCCATGCGCGAGACGACGCTGCAGGCCAGCATGAAGGCCAAGCGCCGGGCGGTGCCATCCATGGAAGGCGAAGAACCGGAAGAGGCGCAAGGCGAATTCTCGTTCCTGACGCCGGGCGAGGAAGCGATGATCATGGCGCAGCGCCAGACGGCGGAAGTCATCGCAGCCGCGCAGGCGCAGACGGCGGACATCATGGTGCAGAACACGCAGATGATGGCGCAGGCCGCAGGCGGCATCCAGCAGGCGGCACAAGCCATTGCGCAGGTCGCGCAGGTCATGGCCGCCCCCAAGCGCCTGGTCAAAGACCCGCGCACGGGCGAGAAGCGCGTTGAACTTGTAGGCACGGTGAACTAATGGCCATCCAGCTATCGACATCGGTGCGCAATGCACGCCTTGACGCCATCGAAACGACGGTGGGCGTGTCGGCTATCCTGCGCATTCGTGACGGCGCGCTGCCTGCCAATTGCGCGGCGGCGGATGCCGGGGCGGTGCTTGCCGAACTGAACCTGCCGTCCGACTGGATGGCGGCGGCGTCCGGCGGTACGAAGGGCATCCTCGGCACGTGGCAGGACCTCAGTGCCAACAACACGGGCACCGCGACGTATTTCCGCATCTATGACAGCGGCGGCTCGACCTGCCACATGCAGGGCACGGTCACGGCCACGGGCGGTGGTGGTGATATGGAGGTAAGCTCGACCTCCTTCACGGCTGGCCAGAGCTTCACGATCTCCACCTTCACGCTCACCGACGGTAACGCCTGATGGCTGACAATGTTGGTTACACCCCCGGGGCTGGAGCCACGATTGCTGCCGATGATATCGGCGGCGTGCTCTACCAGCGGGTCAAGCCCGTCACTGGGGCCGACGGGACGGCGGTTGATGTTTCAGACGCCAACCCCCTCCCCGTCGGCGCTGTAGGAGAACTCATTGAGGCTCTTGAGGCGCAGAGGATGGCCATTCAGGCCCTGACGCGCAGCATTGGGCAGTCGATGCCAGATGTGGCCGGGCGCTTGCGTGTGGCGATTGATGCCATTTCTGGGTCCTTGACGCTGGCTACAATTACCACGGTTGGCACCGTCAACACCGTCACCACTGTCACTGGCGTGACAACGGTCAGCACGGTGTCAAACCAGACCAATATGGGCGGCTTCTCTGGAACCGAGCAAATCCCTTCCCTCATGCGTCTTGGCGCTGACTCGCTGCGCCGCAACATATCGGTGACCTAATGCCCACGACAAACGGCAACAGAAAGATCCTCGACCTCAAGCGCTGGGAGTTTGTGACCCCCGCACCAGCGGCAACTGCGGCGGCGACATTTGTAGTGTCGTCTCGTCACTACAGGCAGCAGCAGCTCTACGTTGTCTCGAACACGGTTGCGTATCTCTACAACCCGCAAGAGGACGGCTGGGCGCAGGTTCCGTCTCCGGCCCTTGCTGGTACGTTTGGTGCTGGCGCTTCGGGTGTCGCCGGGTCGTTTTCTACTGGCACCACTGTCGGCGCGTCATTCCTTACAGCCACGGCTGGCACCACGACCAGCATCACCACAAACCAGACCATCGCGCGCGACCTTCGCGGGTACAGCGTGTACTTCGTTGGCGGAACCAATGCGGGCAAGCTGAAGACCATCGCCTCCAACACCATCGGAGCGAACGCGGTCATTACCTTTGAAGGTGCTGCGGAGGCCACGGCTTTCGACAACACGAGTCAGTACAGGCTGAAGACGCCTGTGTGGTACGTTGTTGGTGCGGGCACACTCGCGGCTAGTTCGTTCAGGAAGTATGACTTCGCCACCAACACTTGGACAACGCTCACGATCACGGGCCTTGCGGCTTCGCTTGGCACTGATGGTCGGATGATTTCCACCCCAGCGTGGGTTGATGGCGGGTTCCAGTCTTTTGCCACTGGAACCGCCACCGCTGGCGGCGCATCAACTCTCACAAACTCTGCGAAGAGCTGGACCACGAACCAGTGGACCAACTATCAGCTTCGCATCACGGGCGGCACGGGTGCCGGGCAGATCCGCACGGTGGCGAGCAACACTGCAACGGTAATCACTGTGTCGGCGGCGTGGACAACGACACCTGACGCGACCAGCACGTACAGTCTCGAAGGCAACGACGACTTTATCTACTATCTCGGCAACAACGCCGTCACCTTGTACAGGTACTCGATCTACAGCAATACGTGGTCCACGCTCTCGCCGACAGCGGCTCGCGCCGCCGCGCCAAGCACGGGCGCATCCGGCCACTGGATCTGGGGCAGCAATGACTCGGCGTGGACGGCAGAAAACTCCATCATCAATGGGCGGCGCATTTACAGCTTCCGTGGTGGCGCGGGTACCATTCTGGACTACTATGACATTGCCCTGAACACGTGGGTCAGCGGCGTCACCTACGCGCCCGCAACCGAAACCTTCACCACCGGCACGAAGTATGCCTATAGCGGCAACTTCATCTACATGCAGAAGGAGGCCACGGGCCGCTGGTTCCGGTACAACGTCGTGACATCTGAGCAGGACGGCTGGAATACGATGACCTACACGCAAGGCGCGGCGGTCTTGGGCGACACGGCCTTCGACGTGGTCTACCGCGATGGTGCGACCGAGATCACGTACATCTACATGATTCTCAACACGAGCACGGTCATGCTCCGACAGATGGTGGTGTGATGTCCGTACCTGAACTCATAGACATGATGAACCGCAGGCTGGCTTACCTGAGCCAGTTGCGGGCGTCCGCCGTCGCGCTTGGTGATGTCGCGCAGGTTGACAAGATTGATGCCGAGATTGCATCGACGCAGGAAACCCTGAACAAGCTCCTGTCCATTCCGGTCTAAAACATGACCTTACTGACGCTGCTCCAGTCACAGACCGGCGGCGGTGTCGGAGCGGTCAACGCCACGCTTGCGGCACTGACTCTCTCTTCAACGGGAGAGGTACCGGCCTCTGGATCTCTCAGCGCCACACTTGGCCTCCTGACGCTGTCGTCCAGCGGAACACTCGCTGACGGGGCGACGGGCGATCTGTCCAAGACGCTCGGCCTCCTGACGCTGTCATCGTCTGGCACGGTGGCTGCTGGGGCGTCTGGTGACCTGTCACAGACCCTAGGCGCGCTTGGCTTGTCGTCCAGCGGCACCCTTGGGGTTGGCCCGAGCGGCGACCTGAGCGCGACCCTTGGGTCGCTGACGCTCTCCTCAAGCGGCACGGTAACCGCCGGGGCGACGGGCGACCTGTCACAGACGCTGGGGCTCCTGACCCTGCAGGCGTCTGGGGCCATAGCCAGCACCGGCATTACCGGCGATCTAAACCGGACCCTTGGCCCAGCCACGCTGGATGCCGAAGGATACCTGCCCGTCACGGCCACCCTGTCCAAGACGCTGGGGGCGCTCGGGACATACTCGACCGGGCGGGTTGGAACGGACTGTGCCTGCGGTGAGCAGTTCGCTCAGGTCCTTCTGGATACCCCGCTTGAGCCCGGCGGGCCCACCGTCAGGCAGGCTCTCTTGGCCCTGCTGGCCAACAACAATACGTGGTCGGCAATCGCCGCCACGAACAATTCGCCCGGCACAATGGGCAAC